GATTAGTTTCTCCATATGGATTAATTTTTGTTCACCAGGTATTGAAATCATCTCATGTTCCGTCCCTTTAGCAATCTCTTTATAAACATTCTCTAATACACGAGCCATTGCTTTGGCGCCAAAATTCATTACATAAAATTCTCTTTTTGCCCCATATTGTGCCTTTATGCAAATGTCTGCAACAACACGTGAACTGTTTTTCATCATATTCCAATTAGCACAATCCAACACTGTTTTATGTTCTGGATATTTCATCAAGTGGTCGTACAAACAATCATGCACTTTAGCTCTATTGGTAAAGCTTGTAGTAATAGCACTGTGCTCGTTTAGTTTACTTAGATCCAGTTTCACAACTGTCTTTAAAAATGTTGGTGTTAAATTGCCTTTCAATTTTTTTGACAACGATTCAATGTTTGCGATAATCTTGGCCTTTTCTGCTTTTGTTTTTTCTTCAATACTAACAACACGTTCATATTCAGGTATACAAGCTTTTGTAGAATTAAACATACTTATTGGTTCATTTCTAGCTATGGTATTTGTAGCAACAAGAAGTTTGGTGACATCTACTTTTTCCAAGGACATTTCAGCACTTTTAAAAGGGAAAATGTTCCAACAGCCAACTTGACCACCTCCCAACAAATACTCCTTAAAAGTATCTACAGTATGGTACCCTTGTTGTGCATCTGGTGAAAGATTGTTGAACTCATTTTGGAATTTTTGTATAGTTGTCAATGCTTTCTTATTCTCATAAAAAGTTTCAGATGGTTCTTTCATAGTGTGCACATATACAAATATAGTATCAAACATGTCTTGTATACTGTTCAATGACCATTTTGACCACAAACCTGGCATTAAAAATGAACCACCTAGACTATTCTGTTTCCGGTTTCCTTCTGAATTAAAGACAGGTACATGAAATTTTATATGATTTTGCTTACAAAAATCTATTATAATAGGCACTCTTTCCATCATAGTGTTTACTATCCATCTATGAAACCCTGTAGTGTATGGACCTGATAATTTATCTTTTATTAGGGAATATACATCACTATAATCTGCCATACAAGACATTATAACATATCGGACATCCATGAGAAGTTCAGCTATAGCTTGGTGAGTGTTCATAGATACCATTGTTCTGAATACATAACAATGTTTCAATAAATCACGTTTTGATACTTCTGTACTGATTTCACGTTGATTGCGCTGCCATGTATCAAAGCCTGTTGAAAGTGTGCTATAATATTGGTCTTTCATAAAACAGAGCTTACTTGAACTCAGTCTTCTCCAATTTGTGGTGCATATGTACAACGGCTTATCAAGAAATTGTCGCTTTAAAACTTTTACATCACCAAATATATCTGTTGCAAACCTCACATCATCTGTTAAAAAAACAGTAAAGAAGGCATTCCCAATGTCTTTAGATCTATCCTTACTGTGACCTCTAACAAAATGAAGCATGTTTGAAAATCCACCATTACAAACATAATATTCGCTTGACA